TTTTTCATTATGAATTCATGTTTTTTGATCTTAAAATCGTGGTCATTCAAAACGTTGTAAAGATTACGGATATTACTTTAATTTTTATAATGTATCTTATGATGCTGTTTTATCTTTTGAAATCCTATATTTTGATCTTAAAATCAGATTCGGTTAAAACGTTGTAAAGATTACGGATAATACTTTAATTTTTATAATGTTTCTTATGAAGCTGTTTTTTGTTTTGAAGTCATATTTTTTGATCTTAAAATCAGAATCGGTTAAAACGTTGTAAGGATTACGGACATTACTTTAATTTTTATAGTGTTTACTGTAGTATTTTTGTCTTTATATTGGCCTGTTTTGCGGAGTTTCTTATTTTATACTTAAATCCATTTCGTATCTATATAGAAGTTACTACAGTATAAAAAATAAAGTAATTAATAATGTATTTATTCTCTCTATATATATTAGGATAAAAAGAGGTTTTTACAATGGAACTAAATTTTAATGAACATGGATTCGCTGATGTAAGGCTACCTCGTGGCATGGATAAAATAGGTCAAAAATATGTTAAGTTGTCTGTTTATTGTCCTGCCTCAAATTCAAATACGTCAAGTGATTTGGTTAATTACTATCCCTCGGTAAACTTCTCTCAAAAAGTGGGGAATAGATGGGACAATATCAGTTTTTCAGTTGAAGAGCTTGAAACTCTGAAGGCTAAGATTGATACTCTTTTATCTTATCTTTCCCAGGTTCCTTCCTCCGGTGAAGCCGAAGATGGTTTTAATGAACATGTCGGGCAGTCTGGCAGGCTTGAAGATCCCTTAGGGCTTTCTAATGTATAATTTCCTATGTGGTGTTACACTTGAAGTTTAAAGTTGTAAGTTCTAACACCTTTAAATTTTTACTTTTCACTGTGGTTATCTTAGTTTTTCTTGTTCTTCCTGCTTCTGCTTATTCTAATATTCCATCAGGCGATTTTGATACAAATTCAAGCTGGACACAAAGTATAACGGGGTTAGGTGCAGAAGGATTTATTACTTTTTATACATCAGGTTCTTATGATGATTCTGCTTATGCTTATTTATATGCAAAGGGGGATTATCCTGACGGCGATCTTGACCGAAATTATTATACATATACAACATTAACTCAAACTGTTGATGTAACAGGAAAAGATACTTTATATTTTTATGCGAGATATCACGAACATGATGATACTTATTCATATGCCTCCGGTCGGGTTTATGTAGGTACTAGATCTACATATATGCTTAACGACAATACATGGCATTTATACTCAATTGATGTTTCAGATTTAGAAGGAGAACAGGAAATAAAAATAGAGGCATATGCAAAAGGGGATTATGGGTGGAGTGATTATGCAACCGCTTATTTGATGGTTGATCATTTTTATTTTGACTCCGATTATCAAGAGCCTATATATTCTTTGTCATGTTCTCCGTATCCTCTTTATAAAACCGATTCTACCGTTGTTATAAATTTGTCTACTGAATATGCATACGGTGAAACTGTTAATGTTACTGCCTACGGTCATACTGGGAGTGTGTACGGGGAAATTGAAAGTACTTCTTTAGGTATTGCCAGTGATTCTTTAATTACTAATACTGTCTTTTCTTTCCCTCTTGTCGATACCTGGGATTATATTACGGTAGAGGCTGAGGTTGACGGTCAGATCGTGGATTCTCGTAATGTTACTGTCTACAATAATTACGTTGCTTATAATCCAGATGGTTCGTATAATTTCAATGTTGGAGATGAGTATAACCCTGATGATTTGGGTTTAATAAAGTACTATGCTCGTGAAATATACGAAGATGGAACTATTGTTTATCAAGAACTTGACAGCCAATCTGGAACCATAACGCCTACTTATCCAGATGGCGAACATGGCGATTTGATCAGCGTTACTATTGTAGAATCCTTTGCTGGAATTGAAAATCAGATTATAGATACTCTTAACAGTACTGAAGAATTTGATTATATTGACGTTGATGAAAATAATACTCAGGTTTGGTATGATTTTGGTGATCTCTGGGGGATTTCTGGGTATACTTACTTTGTAAAATTGCACTATTTTCCTCCTTATGAGGATCAAATTATCCAGGTATATTCTCAGTCCGGTTATGTAAATATTGATTACCCTGATTATTTCGGGGATGCTGAAACTTATTTTAAGTTTAATGGTGATAGTTATTTAGTAGATCAATCAACCAGAGAAGACTCTTCCGCTCCAGAAGTCCCTCCTGATGAGGATGATGACGATGATGATCTTATTGATAATTTGGATACTCCAGAGGCTCCTGATGGTCCTGATTCTGATTCTAATTCTGATTCTCCTTTCCCCGATCCTCTCGAAAATGAGTCAGAAAATAATGATACATGGCCGGAAGCTCCGAATGCTCCTGAAATCATAGATGTTCCAACCAGTAACGAAACTAATGTTACTATTGTCGGAAGTAATACGACATCCGGTTATTATGCATCTGTGAATGATTCTATAGGTTCTCTTTTTGCTCCTGCTCATGCTTTCGCAAATTACGTTGCTTCTCCTTTTGCAGATGTTGCCGGTTCTCTTTATATTGTCTCTACTTCCATGGGAAGTCAGGATTTAAGTGATTCTCAGGCAGTGGCTGATGATTTAGGTTCCGGTGTAAAGTCTTCTTATCCTTCTTATTTTGTGAAATTTGGAGATGTTGTAATTTGCCTTGCAATAATTTCAATGATACTCCGGGGGTCTAATGAATAATGAAGCTTACTAAGCTTGTTTTTTCTTTCTTCCTGGCTTTGGTTCTCCTGGTCTCTCCTGGAGCTGCGGAAGATCTTGAAGTCTGGTTGGGTAGTTACCTTAATGATTTCCTTGCAAACTTGCTTAATGCTATTTTCTATCCTTTCAGGCTTATTTTTTATCATATTTCCCTTTTAATTACGGAATTGTTCACTCCTATTTCTGATTTGATCACTTCAATTTATGAACTTTTCAAACTGGCTTATGACCTTAGTATAGGCTTTATTAGTTCTTTTATGCCTCCCGAATGGGTTTTGCTTATTGGTGCTGGCCTTCTTATTCGTCTTTTCAAAGCTGTGTATAGCTATCTTAAGGATGTAGAAATAGCGGGGAATAAAATATGAGCGAAGCGTCTGATATGCTTGCTTTTTGTTCCTGGGTTGTAGGTCAGGCTTTTGATGTCCTTGGTAACATTGAATTTTTAGAATACAAGCTCTGGCAGATTATTCTGGCTTTTGCTTTTGGGCTTGCGTTTGCATATTGGGCTGTAAAACAGATTCTTGGACATGGTTTAAATGTTCCTTATGAAATTTCTGATAACTCAGATGTTTCAAATGTACCAATGTTTTCTGAATATGATCTTAATTTGGATTCTTCTTTAGATGTTGATTTTGAAGATGATCTGGGTATTTCTGATAACCGTGAAAAATCTGTTATTTCTGGATATGATTCTCATTATGATTTTTCAACTTTTAATTCCTCAGCTTCTGATGATATGGACGACATGGGGGGCTATTAATGGTTTCCGGTGTCGAATTAACTTCTTATGCTCTTAATAATTCTTCTAGTCCGGTCCTGGTAACTTTCCAGCATGAAGATAATTTTCTGCTTATTCTCTGGATTATAGCTTTCTTGCTTCTTCTTATCGTTTTGGATAAATTGCTTAATAGATTTCTGAGGTGGTGAATTTGCTTTATAGTTTACTTGAATCTGTTGTTGGTTCTCCTACTTCTCCGGTAGAACATACTCTTTTGTATTCTACTGCCTGCTGTTGTCAGATTTTGTTGACTTTTTCTATACTTTATATTGCTAGTTTCCTTGCCGGAGCAGGAAGGCGGTTATCTGATGAATAATTTTATGCTCATACATTCGCCAGTTTGTTTATTTATAAAAATGAGTATGAGAGGGGGTGATTCTGAAAATGGCGCTTGAATTCCTTGCCAATGTTACAGAGGTTGTAACGGCTTCTTTCGGTTGGGTTACTACAACCGCCGGGCTGTTTACCAGCTCTTGCCTTATTATTCCCTTTGGTCTGATGATTACCAGAAAGGGAATGAGCATTGCCGTCGGTGCACTCAAGAGTATGATGCACGGCTAAACGGAGAGCAGGAAGGAGGGCGGATTTCCCTTCCTTCTCTTTAAATTCTTTTTAGGAACAAAAATATGTTACAACCTGGGATTTACTGCGTACATGGTCCTCCCGGATCCGGGAAGACTTCCTGGGCGGTTGAAAAAGTCTTACCTGTGCTACGTTCCGGAAAAATCCCTGTATTTTCTAATTTTCTTATAGTAGATCCTGATACCGGTAATCGGTCTCTAAAGTGGAAAGATGAATATAAAGAAACGCTTGTAGATGCCTGGATAATTAAAGATGAGGCATGGAGCGATATAGATAGTACTGACTGGAAAGAATTTACGAAGGCAGATAATTCATTTTTCCGTTTGTCCAGGCAAAACGGACTGGTAATAATCATAATTTCACAAACGGGTGTCGTTAAAACAGTAAGGGAAATATCAAATATGTTTGTAGAATGTCATTGCTGGCATTTCGGTAAATTTCCTCTGAGATTTAGGCGTCGGTTTCGTCGAAAGTATGAGGATAAAAAATATGAGTTCCAGAAAAAAAGTTTTTTTAATCCGAAAGTTGGGGCTGCTTATAATCACCGTGCTTTTAGAATTAAGCGTCCCGTTAATCCAATGACCTTTGAACCCTGGGAAGGGTCCCTTCCTGAATACTTTTCTTTCAATGATAAGTTGAAGCTTAAAACTACAATTCTTCTTAGATATTTGTACATTAATCTAAAATGGTATTATGATTTTTACACTTTCAAACATATTAGACGGTTAACTAAAATAGATATTGCTTACCGGTTTTTTTGTCTGTTTTGTTCTGTAAGTGTATCGTATTTGTCTAAGGCAGGTGGTTTACTTGGGTGAGAAACAGACAGAGGAAAATTCAGAGTTTATTGAATTCTTTAAAATCCAGGTCGATGTTAAGCCAGCTTCAGGTTATACGACAATAAAAATAGTTGAATTAGACTCTGATGGTAATTTTAAATGGCATCGGGGGCTCGCATACGACGAAGTTAAAGGTGTTAACTTTATTGAAAGGCTACTGAAAATTGATGAAGATTACAAGATCCGGCGGATAGCTAAATCTTTTAAGCTCAGGTGTGCCGTTCTCAACTCTCAAGCCGCTAAAAACAGAAAATACGTTCAATATCGGGCTGAACGTCTGAAAATAATCTGCGCGGAGGAATCCGGGAAATGAGGTGATATAGTGAAAAAGTATGGAAAATTTGTTCAACTGGATTGGTTTGATTATATTCTGATAGGTTCTATTATTGGTCTTGCTTTTGGTGCTTATTTCGGATATCACCAGGGCGCTAATGATATGCTCCAACACTTGCAGCAGTTGCCTCATCTCCCTTATCCCGGGCTTAATAATAGTCCTTAAAAATTCAGTGGCCGGCTGGTAACACTATCGAGAACTGCCCCCAAGCGGCAGCCGGGCCCCTTTTAGGGTGGCTGCCTGGGCTTTCTCCGTTTCCGGCCGGCCTGGGCTTTACTATTTATTTTTCCAAGATTTGGTTTAAAAAAAATTATCCTGAGTGTGATAAGCAGAAACTTAGTTCCTATTTATTTTATGATATATTTACATTTTAGTTTAAATATGAATAAAAGGTCTTTTCTATATATGAACGTTTCAAAGTATATCGAATATAAGTATATTAAAAAACGTTCCTATTTTCATGGATATGCTGGATGTTTTATCAGTCGAGTTTACAAGTGAAATAGATTTACTTGATTCTTTTCTGTGTGACTGCCAGGTCCGGAATTTTTCTCCTCGGACAATTGCAAGTTATAAAAGTCATGTTCAATACTTTCTGAATTTTTATAATATTCATGCTAGTGTCAACGATTTAAAAGATTTTCTAGTGCATATTCGTGATGAAAGGGGTTTATCTGCTTCTACTGTGGAAAATTATTTTTGCTCTCTTTCTACATTTTACGAGTTTCTTGTATGGGAGCGGGTTGTAAAGGAAAATACTATACCTGCTTTCAGAAAACGATATATCAGATACTATAAGGAGCCAAGATCTGAAGAACGGCAGCTTATCAGTCTTAAACAGATGAAGAACCTTATAGATTCTGCAGGAGATCTGCAAACTAAAGTTATGTTTCTGGTTTTTGCTAAAACAGGGATTAGACGGCAGGAACTTATAGACCTTGATCGTTCAGATATTTACCCTAAAAAAAATATGATTGTTCTTAAAAATCATCATTTTAAAAGGAGTAATGGAACCGTTTTTTATGATGATGAATGCTCTTTTTACCTCGAAAAATGGATTAAATGGCGTTACAATCACAATATAAATAATCCTGCTCTTTTTATAGGTTCTCAGGGTGGCAGGATCTCCCGGGATCGAGTATATACCGTTACTACAGAACATGCTGAAAAACTGGGTTTTCATGATTCTGCAGGTAAGCTTGAAGAAAAATTTACTCCCCATTGCTTCAGACACTTTTTTACTACCTGGATAAGGCGCGCTGGATGTCCTCGAGAATATGTTCAGGAGCTCCGGGGAGATTCCAGAAAGGAAGCAATTGATATTTATCATCATATTACACATGATGAGCTCAGAGAGGCTTATATGAAGTATGTTCCACAGCTTGGAATTAAAATGTGATCTTCCTTTTTGAGATAGTTTATTACTTGGCCTTGCAGAGATCTTCGTACCTGCAGGAAAAATATTATCCTTTTTGTGTTATTTTAGGTATTCCTGGACAGCTGCATTTTATCATTTTTGTGACGATTTGAAAAAAATAGTAAATGCCGCAACCACTAGAAAAAACCAT